CCGACTTTTGATATTGATGACATACCGGTAAGTGAATCATTAGAGTTACATGACAAGCCTGTTATTTATCCGGGATTCTGATGCCGTCATACCAGATGACTTTAATTACACTCGATCCACCGATACCCGCACTTGTCGCAGATGTTCGTGCTGGTTAGGCGCAAGTAGGGTTTGCGTTGGGATCTCATAGCGTGGGCCGTTCCGCTGGTAGCTCTGCCATGTGGGCGCGGAGAACGTCGACGATCGTGTTCAGTCCCCGGACAAAGCTGGCGGGCTTGTTCGCCTTGGACTTTTCCAGTCGAGCGAGCAGATCGTTCAGACCCCAGACCGTGTTGACCTGGGCGCCGCAGGACTCAACGATATCCAGGGCGTACTGCTTGCCCATGCGCTGGTGGTACTGGTCGGTGGCCGGTGCGCCCGGCGCCGGGATTGGTGCATAAACCGGCGCCGGTGTTGCATAAATCGTGGGGGATGTTGCATACACCGGGGTTTTTGTTACGCGTGTTGCGGGTTTTGCAACTGGCTGGCGCACAGACGTGCGTGCCCGCGCCAGGGCCTGCTGGGCAAGTAGGTTCATTGGCTGAGTTCTCGCTGTGAAACGCTCAGGCCGACAGCGACCGGGCGGACCCAGATCGGCATGCTGCTGAGCATGAAGGTTTCGCCGGCTTCGGCCAGCAACAGGGTGGTGCCCATCACGTCGGCAATTGCACGGGCGGCGTGTGGCGGTACGGCGTTGCCAATGCGTTCGCGCCAGGCCTGATCGCTCAGCCCGTCCAGAATGAGCTGTTCCTCTGGTTCGACCAGAGACTGGATGGCCGCCATTTCCAGCGTGGTGAAAGGCCGGTGCCAGGTGCCGTCGAGCGAGGTAATCACGCAGGTCAGGCGCTCGTTTGGCGCGGGCATCCGTGGATCGGCCACCGAGAAACGCCCATTGTCGTGGCAGGCGCTGGCCGATATCGCTCCTGCCGGCTGGTCATAACTGACAACGCCGTAGTGCCCACCGGTGAGGTACGCATCACCCTTCACCTTGGCCATACCTGGTCGCGGATCCTGAACGGCGAACGCGCCCTGGCCCGTGGTGCTGCCCGCGATAACTGTGCGGGAAATGCCATCCCATTTGGCCACGTTGTATTTCGCGTGGCCGATGCCTGGATCACGGGGATCAGCAATGCTGAAAGTGCCCTGGCCCGGCGACTTGATCCCGATGATTGCGCCGCTGGGCTCGCTCCACCGGCGGATGCCGTACTGCTGGTATTGCAGGGCTCCGGCCGGGCTGCGTGGGTCGGCTACTGAAAAAGCGCCATTCGTTGGGCTCGATCGGCCGGCGACCGTGCCCATGGAGCCGTTCCATTCGTTGACGCCCAGGTAACCGGCATATGCCTCGGGCACTATGATCAGGTCTTTCAGGAAGCCATCTTCCACGGTCAGATCGTTCAGGCAGCGCCAGTCCTTGCCCGCTTCGACCAGGGCCAGGCGTACCCAAGTTTTCCACTGCAACGAAGGGACGCGGTGCATTGGGCCAGCGGCTTCCACGTCGCCAGCCATGGGCATGCGACCCAGGATGCTGCCGACCGACTTTAGGGTTTTTTTCTCCGGCTCATACAGGAAGGGCGGAACCTTCTCGACGTGCCTGGCCACCAGCAAGAAGCGCTTGCGGCTCTGGGCCAGACCGCCGATCACGCCACAGTCGTGGGTGGTTTCGGCGACGGCATAACCGTAGTGGCTCAGCAGCTTGTTGATCTGGTCCAGCAGGTGGCGGCCACGGGTGGCCAGCCGCGGGACATTCTCGAAGACGATCAGCGACACAGGGTCGTCCTTCCAGGCTTCGCACATCAGCCACACGCAGCGCAGCGTCAGTTCGTTCAGTGCCTGGTACTTCGGGGTCAGGCTCATCGTTTCGGACAGCAGGCCCGAGGCGCCCTTGCAGGGGCTGGAAATGAACACGGCATCGGGGCGCTCGTTGCCAGCCGCTCGACGGATGTCCTCGGGGGTCGCCTCACGCCATTGCGGCGGTGGTTCTTTTTCGTTGAAAGCGACGTACTGGCTACGGGTGAACAGGTCAATCAAGGTGCCCGGCGCGCCGGTCAGCTGCTGAAAGTCCCGCAGTGCGCCCGGATCAATGTCTATGCCACCAATGCAGCGCCAATGCGCCTGGACGTTGCCAACGACAGGGTTTGACTGATTGAAGCCTTTGCCGCCGCCACCAACACCGCAGCAAAAATGAAAGTGGTTGAAAGTTCGTTTGAGCAACATGCGGTGATTTCCAGGCAGGCGCGGGCCTCCGAAGTCGGTGGCGGTGGCGCAGTTGAGGGTTATGGGCTATTGCTTGAAGGCCCGGCATGGAGCCGGAATGGAGATGAAATGAGCTATTACGCTGATGTGAATACCGCAAAACCTCATTACGACAGTCTTACTCGCTCTGACTTTTGTTTCGAATGTGGCAAGTCAATCGCCGGCGGAGTTGTTCTTTACGACGGATATGTAGAACACCAAGTGGTAAAAACTATCTCTCTTCACCCGGCTTGTGCTGCGTTGCTTGGCCAGCGATTAATCACAGATGGTTACCCGAATCGCCGTAACAGCTTATAAGCTGTGCTAAAGAGCGATAATCAAGCGCAGCTCAGTCACCACAGAAGCACTCGATGGCTTCGTCGCTCTCGGCGAACATGTCGATCTGAATATCTGAGTAGTCGAGCATCTGCTGGTAGCTGGGCCGATCGAAACGGAACAGGGCACCTTCACCGGTTGTTCCGTTGCTCGACTTGGCGTTCCGCTCCTGCCGAGCCCACCAGTCGCCCTTGCGTTCTGTCTGGCCCTGATCGCTAGCGATGATCGAGTAGATCTGCTTGGCGCCCTTCAGGAAGCACAAGTCGCAGTTGCCTTCGAGCGTACGGCCGTTGATCGTCGTCAGCATCAGGTCAAAAGGCTGCGCCGCCCAGAAGTCAGTGACATCCTGAACGCCGACCCCGGCGTCAGCCAGGGGCATGATCATCGTGGCGTGCTTACTCTCGCTGGTGCTGCCACGATTGCGGATCTTGGCAACCCGGCGCGGCTCATCGCCGCGAATGCCAGTCATCATGTCCACCGGCTCAACCTCCGTCGAAAGGCCCAAGCTGCGCAGGTATTTGTGGATGATCCTGATTTTCAGGTCGATGGTGCAGAAGCGGGTGACGGGGTTCGGCAGATAGCTGCGCTTCTTGATCAGGGCTTCGAATGGCTCGCCCTGGCGGCTGGCGCTGGCGAAGTCGACTACAGCAAACCCCGCGTCGTCATCTCGGAATTCCAGCCAAGTTATCGGCACTCCCCAGCGTTCGGCGCAGTTCTGCACGAAGTCCAGGGTGGCCGGGTGTTCTTTACCGGTGTTGGCGAACAGCACCAGTAGGTCGCTGTGATCCTGGTTGGCTTCCAGAACCTGGCGCAGCATGTAGGCGCTGGTGCGACCGCCGGAAAAGCTCACGACAGTCTTGCCGCGAAGTAGGTAGTGGCTCATGACATATCCATGCAGCTTGAGGCGAACCGGGCTGGCGGGTGTAGGGGGGGTGAGGTACGCTGCTAGGGCCATACAGGCGTCATGATCAACTCAGGGGCAAATATGGAAGAGCTGAGAGCAGAGTTCGCGCGGGCAATTGAAGAGGCTATCCATGAGTGCCACAGGATCCGGTACAGCCCGACCACGTGGGAGAGGATGAACAGGCAGCATGGGCCAGTTGAGGCGGCTGTAAGGCTTGTTACCTCAGGAGAGTTCCAGACTGGACTCAAGCGACTACTTGCCGAAAATCGCCCTGAATTAACAGTTGAATCACACGTCCTGCAACCGAGATTCGCAACACTATTTGATCGCCAGTTGCGCGAGCTGGCTCAGTGGCGTTTAGATAATGCGCCTCGATAGTTGATAGCCGCCGCCTCCATGAGGATGATCGAGATTTTGGTTGTCTTTAGGTTTTGCGTGAGAATTTAATGAGACGAAGGAGCGCCCCATTTGACATTTTTTCCTGCAAAAAACGAGAAAAAGACATTTGAGGATGTCGCGTTATTGGTTGAAGAGACAAAGCTTGTTATAGGGGGAATGGGGATAAATATTGGTGATGGCAGTGCTCTCAATAAAGTCTTCCAAGATACTTTTAAGGTTGTAAGCTTGTGGCCAGGAAGCAAAGATAAGATTAGATTTAGTATGCTTTTAAATCTTTTAAATGCAGATAAAATTTGCTCGGCCATTACAGCTTTGAAAGATGATCCTGCATTGCGTACTCCTTTGAGTCGTATAGCGCGTAGCGATATGAATTTGAATGGAAGAGCAATTTCAAAGGGCAAGGACGCGCTATGGGAGCTGGTCCTCCTAAGCGTAATTAAAAAAGCTTTAATACATGCGGAGTTAAAAGATCCTCCGGATATAATTTTGGATATGGACTTCGGGAAATATTCTATAGCTTGTAAAAAAATTTACTCCGAAAGCAATGTGAATAAGCTGCTTTCTATAGGCGCTAAACAAATAGTTGGATCAGGTAATAAAGGGATAGTGGCGTTCAATATTGACGAGCTAACGCCCGCCGATTCTATTCTGCAGCTGGCTCAAGGTGATGCCAGTCTGCGTCGGTTGGCTAAGTTCAATGATGAGTTTATTCAGCGCCATCATTCGCAATTTCTACGATATGTTAAGTCGAAAAAAATAGATGGTGTATTAGTTTCCACGTCTGTTCCGGCAGATTTGAAAACAGATAGTCGGCGTTTAAATAATCTCACTCAGTACACCTTTTGGACACCAACCGATAAAACTAGCGGCGGGGATAGGCTTCATAAGTTTGCCCATAGGCTGAACGGAAAATAGTTCGATCTTAGGATTCGGGCCGATCTGTGTTTTTCAACTTTCCTCGTCTAGCGTTATCGAACTGATGACCCCGCTATGGTGTAGCGGCAGAACGCCACAGATTAAACTCGAGAATACGTGGTCCCGAAGGACCACACCGCTGGATTAAGCCGCCGCTTTAAGCGCCTGCAGCGCAAAGTAAATCCGTGCACAAGCTTCTGTATCAGGCCGTGCGCGGTGCCCGCCGACCAAGTTTTCGTTATAGAAGTGCTTCAGCGCCTCGGTGACGGTCGGCACCTTGAACTGCTTGCCGAAGCCCGCTCGGATCATCTTGTCGGTTGGCGGGCATTTGACGATGTTCTTGCTCGACTGGCAGGTGCAGTAGCTGGGCCCAGCCTTGAACTCGTCTGCCGCTGTTTCGCCGAAGAAGCGTTTCAGGCCGATCCGCACGATTCGGTCATCGAACGAGACGTTGTGCGCTACCCGCAGGCCTGCACGGCGGAACACCTCCATGAAACCCTCCAGAGCTTCGCCCTCGGGGATTCCATGCGCCAGGGCGAATTCAGTGGTGATGCCGTGGATGGCCGCGACGTCATCCGGTATCACCCAGCCATCTGGTTTTACCAGGGCCTCGAACGAATCGACCAGTTCACCAGCTGGTGTGTACAGCAGCGCGCATATATCAACGATATGCGGCTGATCAGGATCATCGCTTGGGGCTTTCCAGTTCGGAAAACCGGTTGTTTCGGTGTCAAATACACAGATCAATTCGGACATTTATATTTTCTCCAGACGAAAAGAAGGCGCCGTGTAGGCGCCTGTGGGTGTGGCTGACTCGGGTTACGCGGATTTCTGTAGCTGTGGCTCGCCCGCGGTGCCGTTGGCGATCCAGACCGCCTGGATTTCTGGCGGCAGCGTTTTGGGCATTTCTTTAAGCGTGCCGCAGACGACGACGCTTTCCAGTTCGCCGGACTTCGCCAGGGCCAGCAGCATGCCGATGCACTGGTTCCGGCTGGGCATGTCGAGGACGTCGAAGCGATCCAGTACCAGGGTGTTCAGACCCGACTGCAGGGCGATGGCCAGGCCCAGGAGCGTGTCAGCACGCCACCGTTCCGATTCCGACAGCAGCATGTACGAACGGTCGTTCGCGGTAATGCTCATGCTGGCGTCGATCTGGACCTTGGCCCAGCCAGCCAGGGCGGACGCCCGGGCCAGCGTCGAATTGAACGGCTTGAGCGCACCGGCCAGGATCTCGCCGGGGATGCCGTCCGGGGCCAGGGCCTTTTCGATCAAAGTCCAGGCTTTCACATCTTCATGGTGCCCGGCGGCCTTGATGACGATCTTGTCGGCGTCGTCGAACAGGTTTTTGCGTTCCTGCTTGGCGTTGAATTCAGCGCGCAACTGGTCGGCCTTCAGGCGCTCGCTGGTAAGAGCGTCCTCGGTTTTCTTGAGCAACGCATCGTCAACGACCTCCACCTGTTCAGCGATGATCGCCGCCAGGGCTTTTTCAGCGGCCTGCGATTCTGCGACGGCAGCCATGTCGTTCTGCTGGGTGCGCTTGAGCAGTTCAACCGCGCTCTTGGCCTTGTTCACTTCCAGGGCCAGGTCTGTTTTGGCTTTAACGTCGGCCTTCAGTCCCTGGAAAAGCTCAAGCTTTTTGCCGACGATCTTTAGCGTGGTTCCACAGCTCGGGCAGTCGCAGCCCTCGGCGCCGACTTCCATTTCCGCCAGCCGGGCCTGCATGTCCTCCAGCTTCGGCTGCCAGTCGGCGATGTCCTTCTCGGTGGCGGCCAGCTTGGCCTGGCGGCGACCCAGCAGGCCGGCGGTTTCCTCGGCGGCTGCCTTACGGGCTGCATACCCGGCCGAGGCCTCGCGCTTGCTCTCGAGCCCGCCCAGGAATTTCACACCTTTCTCGATGCTCTCGGTCACGGCTTTATGCTTGGCGAGGATGGCCTCCAGCTCGGCGGCAGTCGGCGCGGTATCTTCGGGGAGCTCGACTTGCCAGCCTTCGGCTTTCTCGCTGCCATAGACCTCCCCAGTGACGGCCTTCCAGGCGCCGCGAGCCTCGCTGGCGTTTGCCTTCGCCTGATCCTGGGCTGCGGCAAAGCCGGACAGCAGCAGGGGCTTGATGGCCTCGACCTTCTTGGCGTCGGCACCCTTGGCCAGCAGCTTTTCAGCCACAACAGCGGGCTTCGCGCCGGATTTGGTCAGGGCGAACAACAGCGAGCGCTTGGCCTTATCGTCCAGCGCGGAGAAGGCACCAGGGTTCAGCACAAACGGCAGGTATTCGCCGCCGAGCACGTCGATGCGCTCGCCCTTGCCGCTGGGCAGGGAGAAGCTGCTCGCCGCCCCGTCATGGCCGATGATGATCTGGGCCTTTTTCTGGCCCTCAGTGATCAGCATTTTGTAATCACCTTTCTTGGCAACCCGGGCGGCTTCGCCCAGGGCCAGGCCGATTGCCTCTTTCAGCGATGATTTCCCGGCGCCGTTTGCGCCAAGAATCATCGTGATCGGTGTGTTGAGGGTCAGCTCGGCGTGGTGCAGACCCTGGAAGTTTTCGATGTAAATAGATTCGAGGCGCATGGCGGTTACTCCAGGGAGAGCGTGGCGGACAGGTCGCCGATCACGGTGTAGGTGTTGTCGATCGACTGCTCAGCTTCGGTTTCGAGCTGGATCACGTTGTTGTCGACGAGACGCAGCAGCAGGGTGGTGGCCTGGTCGCTGTCGACCGCAAGGCGGCGCTGCAACCAAGTGACGTCGACGACTTTGGCGTGCAGCACGACCAGCTGGGCGGCGTCTTCGTAGGTGAATTCGCCGAATTCCTTCCCATCAGGGGTAGGTCCGCCCACCTCGGCAAACTCGGCATCATCCGACTCAGGCACTACCTGCATCAGCACCACGCGGTCACCGGTGTGATCCATGGCGCTGACAACGCCTTCCTGCTCGAGTGCATCGATCAGGGCTGCGGCCCGGTTGTAGCTGATCTTCAGTTCGCGCTGGACGGACGAAACCGTTGCCCGTTGGCTGGTGACCACAAACTCGACTGCGGCGCCGTACAGCTCATCAATCGCGCTTGCCGGTACATATTCAGGCTCATCTGGTCCGGTCGGCTGCTCGAACAGATTGCCGGTCAGTTCGCTGCTGTGCAGCGGCAGGTCCTTCTGATCCCGATCAGGTTGGATGAAGTCCAGACCTTCGTCGTAGTCATTGGGCACCATCACCAACAGGCACAGGTGTCCCGCGCTGTCGATCAGGTCGTGCCGGTTCGGGTTCTTCGCGTCGACGATTGAGGTCAGGGTCAGCTGCTTGGAGTTGAATTTGACCTCCTTCATGGTCATCTCGATGGTCGAGATGTTGCGAGAGCTGATGATGGCGATCGCGTTGTGCGCCGCTTCGTTCGCCGCCTGGGTCAGCCGCTCGATGACTTCCTGCTGCTGGCCCTCGTTCAGCTTTCCGTATGGCGAGTGGATGTTCTTCAGTTCGAACAGTCCGGCGTTGACCAGGTCGTGCACCAGCAGTTCGTGCGCCAACATCGATGGCGGAATGTCCGCCAGTCGAGCGCGTTCGATGATTGCCTTGTGTTCCATCTTCATGGGGATACCTCAGGATTTGGCGATGCGCTCCAGCACTTTCTGCTGGGCGGGACTCAGGTTGGTGTGGGCGGCAAAGCGCCTGAAGGATTGCTGCAGGGTCTCGACGAACTCGATTTCCCAGGCGCCGTTGGCGTGCAGCTCAGCCGCAACCAGAAGGGCTCGAAATTCGTCGAGGCTGTCGTACAGTTCGATGACGGACTGGGCGGCCATTGCGGCTACTCGAAGTTGAGGCCAGCCGTATCGGCGGCTTGTGGTTCGGTTTCAACCGTTTCCGTTACCGTTTCAGCCGGTTTTTCATCGGTTTTTACCGATTCGGTTACCACTTCGGCCGATTTGTTTACCGTTTTACCGGTTTCGGCTGCCGTGCCCTGTCCAGCGTTGAGGATTTCGCCGGTTTCGGTATCGATCACTTCGTCATCATCACTGATCACCGATGGCGCCTCGGGCTCACGGTTGCGCAGGTCGTTCACGTCCACCATGTAGGTGCCAGCGCCGTCCTGAGTTGCGTCGATGAAGTCCTCGACCTCTTCGCGGGACTGCAAGCCCATCAGTAGCTCAGGGGCGTAGAGGCGACCCAGCATGCTAGCTGCGCGGTAACGCAGCATGACTTCGGGCATCGTCAGCCACTTGCTACCGTTCTTCGTCAGCCAGCCCTCGTCGATCGCCATTTGCATTGAAATGGTCGGTCCGTTCAGGCGGTCACCGGTTTCCTTCTCGATCACCCAGGCGGTGCAGGTCTGGTGCTTGATCTTCGCCTTGCGCTGCTCGGTGACCTTCTTGCCATCCTTCCAGAACGTGGCGCTGTAAGTCAGCTCTTCCGCTTTGCCGGGCTCACTGAGGTCGAAACGCAACGGGCTGAAACGCCCGCAGCTGTTGAGCATCGCGATGATGAATTGGCTCGACCAGCTCGGGCGACCTTCGATGACATACAGATTCTGCATCACCATCAGCGGGTCAGCGCCCATGCGCAGCGCCATATTGAGGGCAACTACGCAGTTCGGAAGGCCAGCGCCGTTCGGCTCATGGCCGACGACCTTGCCGTATTCCTTTTTTTCGGTGAACGCGCGGTACTGAACCGGCACCAGGGTGGAAGAACTGAGCGCCTTGGCGACGCGCTGCAGTTGCTCGAAGCCGGAGCCGGTGAGCAGCGACATGGGGGCATCGTTTTTCGGCGCCGCGACAGCGCTGGTTTGCATCTGCGCCAGGGTTTGAGTGCTCATTTGCCCGCCTTGCGCGCTGCGCTGTATTCGGCTTCGGTTGCGAGAGAGACCAGTCGACGGTCCGCGATTTCCTTTTTCGGGTTTTCGTGCAGCTTGCACTGCGCGTTGTAGAACCGGTCACGGTCCCAAACGCGGTGATGATTGATCACCGGGTCATGCTTGGCGGTCGGATCCACCAAGCGGATGTAGATGTCGGTTGCGTTCATGAAGCGCTCCAGGTCATTCGTGATAAGGGCAGGTGGACCAGCGCGGGCAGTAGCGGGCGCTGCAGAGGAAACTCTGAGGGTTTGGCGGGAACAGGCCGGTGCGGAACATTTCGGCGCCGATTTGGATCAGGCCGGGAAAGTCCTCAGTGCCCACCATCATTTGGCGGGCGTTGCGAATCTCGCCGATGCCGGTCTCGGGCTTGCCGCCAGTTTTCAGCCCGATGATGTGGGCCGGGGCGGTGCAGGCCTCGCCGGTGGTGTGCTCTTCGAGGATTTCGTAGGTGCCGATCTGCGCGGCGTGGCCCTTGGTCTTGGCGACACCGTCCACGACCGCAACCCGGCCCGACTTCACGTCGGCAATACCTTTGCCGCTGCCGGTCTTGCAGATCCGCGCCCGGTCGAGCTGGCCGGTCAACCGGATGGTGATCCCGCCGCCGCAGTCGATTTCCAGCGGGGTGGCGGTGCGCTCCACTGCAACAAACTCGTAGCGCGGGCTGATTTCGTTGCAATACCTGGTGTGCAGCGTTAGGCCGGTGGCTTCGGCCTGGGCCAGGGTGATATCGGAGCCGCGCCAGTCGACCTCATATTCCGGATTGCGCAGCGTGTGCACGAACATCTCCGCCGTATCGAAGGCCGAGAGGTTGCTGCCATTGATGCGGGCCGAGTCGAACGCCGCTGTTCCGGCGTGAATTGCGGTGCCGAGGTGGGAGCGGGGCGAGCTGGGCGAGCGGTGGCCCAGTAGGTGGATGTACTCCCACTTGTACCCGCAGTCGAACAGCGAGCCCCAGGAAGAGGCACGCACAGTTGTGACAGACATGGCTTTACCTAAAGGGTGATGAATCCGCCCAGAGCTGGGCCGAACATGGTGATGAGGAAGAAGAGGGCGCCGGTCAGGGCCGAGGTCCACCAGATGGCGCGGCGGGTCATGCGTTGGCGATGGCTCATGGCCTAACCCTCACCGCGATCCGGCCACCCTTGATCGTGATGCCGATACGCTGGGGGAGGGCGCTGACCAAGACCTCGCGAGACCGGCCAATCACTTCGTTGACCGGGATGCCGTAGCGAATGATCACCGGTGGCAGCTCGGCCACCTGGTCATCAATGAGCGTTGGAACAAGAGGCGTTGTCATACGAAACCCCCAACGTTGCTGCATGTTTGCGGAAGTGCTGCGTGCGGGCGCTGTGGCGGCGCGATACGTAGCGCTGGTATTCGTCGCAGTCGATCGCGCTCAGCGTGTAGGCCATTTCGATGGCCATGGATGTTTCGCTGCTGAGTTCGGTGGAGTCGTCACCGGCTTCCATGGTGATGAGGCGGCGTTCGATGATCCCGACCGCTGTGTCGTGCCGGGTCATGCCGCTCTCCGTTGCCGCCGCTGGCGGCTGTCGATTTCGTACCAGAGCGCGACCTCGATCTGCCGGGCATGGCGCCGAGCAACGCTGTAGCAGTCGCTGTCGATCTGGCGTTTGCCCTGGCGGTCGTAGGTGATCGCCGAAACCACTTTGAATTCCAGCTCGCGGCAGCCTTGGGCGTCCCAGTCGCTGTTCCAGCTGCCCGGGCTCGCCGGGATGTTTTCGCACTGGGTCACTTCGACCTCCAACACATAGTCTTCAACGATCACTTCGAACATTTCGTCTCTCCCTGTGGAAACCGTATTGGTCAGGCCCCCGGCGCGGGTGACCAAACCCAGCCAACGACGACTGGCCGGGGGGCCTGCCAATGCGGTCTTGCACAAAAAAGCCCAGTCGAAACCGGGCTTTTCCCTTCGTACGTCAGTCAGCCTGGCGTGCCGTATGGGCGGGCCGGGCAAGGTGATTAGTCCATGATGGAAGTCCTCCGTTTGTTCGCTCCCTGGGAAGGCAGGGGCCACCGGGATTTAGGCTTGATGCAACAGCATCGGGGTGTGATCTGGCAGGTCTGTCTCACCCTCGGGGGGAGCTACTCCCCGATTAACAACCACGTCGCTGCACTTAGATGCTTCGTTACAGATCACACCCCGATGCGGCCTGGTGCTGGGGATGACCAGGGCATCGGGCAATTAACGACAGGCTGTCGTGGCGCTGGTTGTGCGGCTAGAACCAGACCCGGCGCCGGAACAGCACGGCCGGGCCAACGATGAAGTTCAGGCTTTCGGGGTCATCCTTCGGATGAGATGACATCCAGTTGTTGCGGTAGATGACCGTGGCGCCGGGGTTGCGGGGCAGGCCCATCAGCAGGCCGTTCTCATTGACGAACATGTCGGTGCGCTTGCCGTCGTGCAGCACGGCGACGTGTTCGAAGTCCTGGCCATCGCCAATGATGGGTTGGATGATCGCCGCCAATGCGCTGAGGCTTGGCTCGGCGGCCAGCAACACCTGGCGGGTTTCTTCAGTGCCGTCCGGTTGGATGATGAGGAATTCGGTGAGCATGGGTTTCTCCGGTTGCGTGGCACATCGCAATGCACGCTGTTAATCTCTGGCTAGACGAGTCAGGGGCGCATGCCATGGAATTGAAAGAGTCGAAGCATCCAAAGCCACAGTCGGATGAGGACGGCTTGACGATCGAGCTAAGGAATGAATTCAAGCTGCTGAACAGAATCTTCGAGCTTCGCGAGATAGCCCGAGACACCAGCAAAAAGAAGCTGAGCCGCAAGGCCGCCAAGGCGGCAATCAAGGAGGCTAAAAAGGCTGGCAAGAAGTTGAGCAGCGTCCCGAAACTGACGCCCCTTTCGGCCAAAGCCCAGGATGGCGAATGGATCAAGAAGGTTTGCTGGCGCTGCAATTCAAACTTCGCGATCCACTCCACTTGGGACAGACCGCCGAGTATGTGTAAGGCGTGCGCTAAAGATATTGATGAAACCCATCTGCAGTCGGGTCCTGATCGAACAACCCCATTCGCAAAAGTCCACTTTGTCAGCGGCGGCGCGCCAAGCCTTGGTAAGCGCCGATAACCGTTACGTCCTGCTTTCCACGTGGCCCTGATTAGGGCCACGTGGAGAGCATCCGGCCCACACTCGGCGGGCCGGTATTCTCTTTCTCGGGGGATCTTAGATCCCAACAGCTGACCGCGGTGTAGTCCATGGAATGGCATCGCACCCGTCAGCACTCTTTGATCAAGGACCATCTACTGCTGGCCACGGGGTGAGGCATCCCCTGTACCGAACTTAAAGGTGTTCGGCTCGCTACCTATTTGCTGGCCGGTGGTGATCCGGCAAGGTCGGAACTAAAGAGCGGTGGCTTGCGCCGGGTTTTCCTGTGTCACGAAATTTGCGTTTATCGCAGAACATGGATTGCATTATGCGCAGAATTATTTCTGCGTCAAGCGCAGATTATTTTTCTCAAGGCACAAAAAACCCGCATCTCTGCGGGCTCATTTGAAAGGCTTAAGGTCAATCGTCGATCGGGGGATCCCATGTCACTCGAACGCCGCCGCCCTCTTGGCGTTCTGTACGGACGGCATCTGCCTCTCCCATTTCATCGATGAGCTGATCCCATAAGAATTCGTCTTCGTCCGGAGATCGATACAGAAAAACAGAGCGATCTGTCTGAGCTGCAGGAGACAAGATTGCTCGCTGAACTCGGTTGACCATTGATTGATAGGGGTTCGCGGCTGGTTTGCGTTGAGGTGCTGCCATGGCGTGATGCCTCAGTTTGGTTGCTGTATGTATATACAGTATTTGGAGGCCGGACGAATGGCAATAGGCCTTAGGTGTATGGCCACAAAAAAGCCCGCTTTGCGCGGGCTTTTGGAAGAGTTTAAGGGGTTATAGGCCCGTCATCTTTGTGTCGACGATCCGCCCAAGAAAGCGGCAGTTGTTGTCGATTTCGATGGTTCGGTATTTGTCGTTGAGGGGGCGCAAGTAGCGGAAGCCCGCGTCTTCAACGTATTGCTTGAATGTCTTCTCGCCAGAGTCGAGCATTTCAACCACGTAGTATTTGCCGTTGATGATCTCTGCATCGGGCTTCACCAGTATGAGTGAGCCTTCCGGGAAATTGGGGTTGCCAGTTGACGTCATGGAATGGCCGCTCACAGTCAGCCAGTATGCTCCATCGCCGGCGGCTTCAGTGGTTTCAAGCCACTTGTACACCTCGCCGATCTTATTGGGCGACTCGGTCATCTCGCCAGCTTCAACCCAACTGACTAAGGGATATTTGCGCGGTTCTCTGAACGGTTGCTGGGCATCAAAGACATTCGATACATCACCAACCTTCTGGCCCTCTCGCTGCGCTTCCGCGCTCAGCTTTATGCCCAATGCATCCATCAGGAGCTTCAGCATTTCCGGGTTCGTGTTCTGAATTCCGCGCTCTAGCCGAGACAGATTCCCAGAGTCGTAGTTGACCTGGTGCGCGAGATCTTCGAGCGAAAGCTTTTTGGCTTTTCGCGCCTTTCTGATTATTTGACCGATATCCATAAGCACGATTTTCCGTGGCCACTGCGTTAGACGCAAAGCGGTAAGCGCAGAATTTGCTTGTGTTAAAATTGCGTTAATCGCAGAATTCGCCCTGACACCAACTCAGGGCATCTCCCATGACCCCTTTAAAAAAAGCTCGCACCAGCCGTGGCTGGACTCTTACGGATGTGTCTGCACGCCTTGCTGCTTTGGGTGCGGACCGGGTTGACACAGGAAATCTTTCGAGGATTGAGCGTGGAGTGCAGCGCGCATCTACCGCCATTGCAGAGAACCTCAGTCGAGTGTTTGAGGGCGAAATTACCGAAATCCACATCCTCTACCCAGAGCGCTATGACAGCGGCTCTCCCGAGGCGGCATGACCCTGCATGGCTTGAGGTATGGGCCAATCACGTCGGGTGTCAGAAGTGGTGCCGACTCAAGCATTTGGAGCGAGCCCCAGCGGGTTCAGCTGCAAATACCTGAGGCTCGATCCGCGCCCACTCTGGTCGATCATCCCTTCTCCGGCAGTCGTTCGCCGCAGAAACAGAATTGAGGTTTTACGACGAATGGACGATTTCTTGAGGGCCTGCCACAGCGCGGTGCTCGACAACGACGCCAAGTGGGTCGCAGCCCAGTTGAGCCTGCCCCATATGAGCCTGTTACAGCGGGCCAACCCGGACAACGACGCCCACCGGCTGACGATCAATCACCTGTTCGGGATTCTCCTGCACACCCAAGATCTGCGCCCGTTGGCCGCTTTGGCCAGTGCGTTTGGTTACGACCTGGTTGCCCGGCAGAAACCGGCCGCAATCAGCCTGATGTCGAGCATGCAGGGCATCGGCAAGGAAGTTGCGGAGCTGACCCTGGCCGTGCACCAGGCCGACGATGATGGGGTGGTGACCCAGATTGAAAAAGCCCAGATCCGGCGGGAGATCGCGCACGTCCGTCACGAACTGAACGTGATGGAACAATCGGTCCGGAGCGCCTGACGTCATGGCCGCTCTCCCGTACATCCAGCTTTACGTTGCCGACTACCTGGCCGACACCATGCACCTCACCACCGAGGAGCATGGCGCGTACCTGTTGCTGATCTTCAACTACTGGCAAACCGGCAAACCAATCCCAAAATCTCGACTTGCGCGCATTGCCCGACTTTCCAACGACCGTTGGATTTCCGTTGAGGTTTCGTTGAAAGAGTTTTTCAACGACAACGGGGAAGAGTGGGTGCATGACCGCATCGACCGTGACCTCGACTCGGTTCACTCATCCAAAAATCAGAAAAGCGCGGCAGGAAAGGCCTCTGCCGAGGCAAAAAGGATCAAAAAGCTAGCGGAAGCTCAACGAAAAGCCAACGCCCGTTCAACGAACGTTGAAGTTCCGTTGCAACAAAATTCAACGAATAGAGATACAGATACAGATACAGATATAAAAGAAACACCACCACCCCCCGCGTATGCGCACGACGAATTCGACTCACGGACGAAATTCGCCATGCACAAGGATTGGCAGCCCGACGAGAAGTCGTTTGCTGCGGTCCTGTTCGCCAACGCCATGGCAAGCCAGACCTTCCACGAAGACCAGTTCCTCGAATTCAAATCCTTCTGGACCGCATCCCCTGATGAATTCCGTACCCAGGCCAAGTGGGAGCACGCGCTTGCCCAGTCCCTGAAGAAAGACCTCCGAAACGCCCAAGCAGCCGGGAGAACCACCGATGGACATACACGACCAAACCAAACCGGCGCAGGCCAGCGACCTGCTCGGGAACGTCCGCTTTCTGCCGTCGAGCGGGTTGACCGAGCCATCGAGCAGCAGCGCGCAGCCCGTGATCAGGCCAGTGATTCCCCTGAGAATCGAGCTGCTGGAGGACTTGTGGAAAACGATGACGGAGACCTACGGCCACCGTTGGACGTCGAGTTTCGGCGAGTTTCCGAAACCGGACCATGCATGGGCGAAACACCTGACGGGCCTGAACGGGCGCCAGATAGCGAATGGACTGGCCCAGATGAGCAACCTTGACACCGAGGGTTGGCCACCATCGGCGCCCCAGTTCCGCAAGCTCTGCCTGCAGGTGCCTGGATTGCCCAGCGACGATGACGCCTGGGTCGAAGCGTTGGCCGGGACCTACAGCCACAAGGCCGTGCAGATCGCTGCCGAAGCCACCAGCACGTTCGACCTACGGGCTGGCAAGCCAGGGGACAAAGCCCTGCGCATGCGTTTCGAGCGCAACTACGCCATCGTCGTCAGCCGTGCTCAACGAGGGCTGCCGCTGGAAGGCGGAATCGCTAAGGGCATCGGCCACGACAGCGCCCGGCCGCGTGAGGATATCCAGCTCGAGCACTCCCGCAAGGAGGCCGAAGCGCTGGTGTTGCAGCAAGGCATCCCAACCAGTGCTCGGGCGGCCCGGTACCAGTTACTCACGATGTTGGGGATTCGGAGGGACGACCATGTCTGACTGCAAGCCAGTTTCATTCGTCGTGCCAGGCGAAGCCATCGGCAAGGGCAGGCCCAGGGTCAGCACCATCGGCGGCCATGCCCGCATGTTCACGCCGGAGAAGACCGCCAATTACGAAACCCTGATCGCGCTGTCTGCCCAGCAGGTCATGGCGGGGCGGGACCTGATCGCCGGGCCCGTGTTGATCGAACTGAAAATTACCGTTGCCGTGGCGGCGTCTTGGTCGAAGAAGAAAACGGCCAAGGCACTCGCAGGTACGGTCATGCCCACCAAGAAGCCCGACGCTGACAACGTGCTCAAGGCCATCTGCGACGGGATAAACGGGATTGTTTTCAAGGACGACGTGCAGGTCGTCAACGTGTCCATGAGCAAACGGTTTGGGGCGATTCCAGGGGTTCAGGTGCGCGTTGTGCCGCTTGCCGCTGAGTCGTCGTGAGCTACGCAAAACTACGCAACACAGGGGAGATGGATTCATGAGACTGATCAGCGCACGCCAGGCCTGGAGGGAGGCCTTGCACGAAAGCCGCGACTCGGTGCTGGCTGCAGCTGCCGAACGGGCAAAGCTGGGGAAGCGCGGGCGGGTTGCGGGCGAGACGATGCCTTCGATGCTCGACAGCAATGGCCGGTGCGCACACATGCTCGCCGCCGGCCTTGTGCAGCAGGCCATCGGCCAGTTGCCCAAGCCGTTGCAGCACTTCGGGCATTCGCTGTACTCGCCCGTTGCGAACGGCCAGGACCTGAACATTGCCCACGCTCTGGTGTGGTTCACCGCCGAGCTGCCGGAGTGCACGGCCCGCCGCGAGGAAATCGGATACTGGATGGCGCTGGCTGCGATCAAGAGCCACCAGGCAGTTGTGAGTGACCGTGACCCATGGGGGCCGACCCGGGTGTGCGAGTTCATTCTCGACTGGTATGGCGCAAAGCTGGATGCGAGCCATTGGGCGCGTGACTGGGCAGACATCTGGGCTCCGATAGTCAAGGCCGTGGACAAACTCGACGCCAAGGCGCTTAAGCCCGTTGCCGAGCTCGTGGCGCGCATGGATGGTCGGCAGACGCCGGGGGATTGCCGGTGGGAGACGCACGACCGTCAACAGGTCGCTGATGCCCGATCAACCGCCTACGTGCCGCGCCGAGACGTCGCCCGCCAGGCACTTCGCAGCAGGCTGGATGCCATGGACGCCGAGCAGCTTCGCCGCTGGTTCGACCGCATGCGGGCTTATGCCGCCGCATACCGCCAGGAGTGGGATTCAGACGTGGTTGCCAACCCTGGTCGCCATCTGGTCTACGCGGACCGAGTCGCTGAATACTGGCATCAGCGGCAACGTGTTGGCGACGTAAAAAAACAGGTCGCTTGACGCTTTGGCGAGGGTTTTGCTACCTTTTCACCTCGATCAGTATTTCGCCCAGAGCAAATACAACTATAAAAACCCGCCATCTGAGCGGGTTTTTTTGTGACCGCGAAAAATTTAAATTCTGGCGCGACGGCGCCGTAGGCCGACTCCAAGCGGCCTTTTTTATTTCCGGAGCAATACCCATGGAACCAGCGACCACCGCCGCAGGAGCACTGCTGGCGAAATACGGCGTTGCGACTGCTGGGTTTGCAGGAGCAATCCTTTCACTGACGTTCCTCCGTGGACTGACGCGCAAACAAGCGGCAGCCGCGGTGATGACCGGCTTTCTGTCGGCCATCTTCACCACCTCCCTGGTGGTCCAGTACTTCAAGCTGCCGACTGACGCAGACTCTCAAAACGGGGTGGCCTTTCTGATCGGCCTGCTGGCGATGAACATCATCCCAGGACTGAAGGCGCTTGCTGGCTCGATCAGCTCAGTTCGAGGTGCATAACCATGAACAACATGATCCTTTCCGCGCTTGATGCGGTGCTGTGTTCGCTGGTCGTTCTGGCCGCGCTCGAATACCTGCGCCGGATTCGACCTTTGTCGCAGCCGTTGCTGGCGTTCTCGTTTTACCTGGTGGCCATTGCTGCGTTCGGCACCTGGGTGGGCTTGATGCGCGGTGGTTCGCCCGGACTGTTTGAGACCGTCATGCATGCGGGCGTGGTCTGCTACGCCTGGGCCCGCCGGCATTTCATCTTCGAAAGCGAATGGCAGGGCCAGGAGCGGCGTGGTGGTGAGCGGCGCGGGGCAGGGCGATAGCGTTCAACCAACAACCATGAGCGAAGTGGGTATCCAGTATGCGAATCAACCTTCCAAACGGCTCGCGGATCGTGCTCAACCCGCGCATAACCCGCCTTTCGATCTACCCAGGGGATTTCGGCAACAAAACCTATTTGCGCCTTGGTGCTCGCCAATCCGGTGTAAAGGTCCATTTGAACGGGCGGGAGATGCGCAATTGCTTGGTCGCGGACGCCCGTGCCGGGTACGTCGACTTTGCCATCCAGCGCAATGGTGCGGTGGTGCTGAACAAGTTTCGTGACGGTGTAGTGATTCACCGAGCTTATGGCGAAGTGGTGATCACATGCCCACCGACCAATTGATGTGGTGATGTATGGCCAGGACCAACCAGCCGTACACCCCCTGCAAGCTCTACATCGATGGCGCCGATGGACTGGCCGTAGGCGATTACATCGTCACGTCAGGCGGATCGGCTTATCTCGTTCAGTCTGTAAGGGGCAGCCCAACCAAGCCTGACCGGCGCTACATGCATTGCCTGCGCTGGCCAATCGGCAAGGTTCCGGCCGAAGCCAAGTGCTACCGGTTGAACTGGTATCGCCGGTAGGGGCGCCGCGAGCGGGAGAGCAAAGCTGTGCCCAGTTAGCGCAGCATCGCTTGGCACTTAGGCGTATGCAGTACCGATTTCGCTTTCGCCTGGCGCTCTTGCTCTGACATGGAATCCACCCGCCAGTCCTTGGAAATCTGCGATCGCAAATCCTTGAATTCATGCGCAGTGATTTCGAAGTTCATTGATGCCTCCATGAGTTTGCGGTGCATGTCGATGGTTTCCTCATCAACCATGCCGACGTCACCTATTTCAGCTGCAGTCTTGCACTCCATGATGCCGCGTTTCAGATCGGAGTGGTCATCACATCCGGCTAACGCCACCAGCAAGGCGACAGCGATCAAACATTTTTTCATTACGTACCCGAGTACAAATAGTCGAGCGGCATTCGTACAGGCACATTGCCCCCGTGGCAATAGGGCCTCCGGGTTATCCGGGCAAGTTTAAGGAAATCCCCTATGGCGCTGACAGCAAAACAGCAGCGCTTTGTCGTCGAATACCTGGTCGATCTGAACGCCACCCAGGCCGCAATCAGGGCAGGGTTCAGCGCCAGGCGGGCGAGGGAATATTCCTACCAGCTGATGCAGCGGGCGGATGTGGCCGAGGCCATCCAGATCGCCCGGACCGATCTCAGTGATCGGACGAAGATCACCCAGGAGAAGGTGCTGGAGCGCTTGTGGATGATCGCGACTGCCGACCCCAACGAGCTGTCCCTGCACCGTCGTGTGTGTTGTCGCCACTGCTTTGGCAAGGATCACGCCTATCAGTGGGATGACGAGGCCGAGTTCGACGAGGCAACGGCCAAGGCCATGAAGACCAAGGGCGCCATGCTGCCCACGGACGAAGGTGGCTTCGGCTTCGACAAGACCGAACGACCGCACCCCAAGTGCCCCAAATGTAAGGGGGAAGGGCACGGCGACGTGCTGTGGGGCGATACCCGAGATGCCAGCCCGGCCGCGAAAGCGCTGTTCTCCCGGGTGAAAAAGACCAAGGACGGGTTCGAGATCGTCACCCACGACCAACTGGCCGCCATGAGTATGGTTGCCCGGTACTTGGGCATGTTCGCAGAGAAGGGCACGGCATTGGACGAGCAGCTCAAGCAGCTCGAAGTCGCCAAGCGCCAGACCGAGCTCAAGTTGATCGAGAAGGGCGGCGGCAACGCCAATGCGCAGTTGCTGGCCGACCTTATTGCGAGGCTGCCGTCATGATGGCGAACACCGGCAACCTGATATTTGATCGGCAACTGTCGCGCTGGTACCCGCTCAAGGACCACCCGGTCCAGCTCGCCCTGGTCGACGCGGTGCGTAACGGCATTCGCTTTCCACTGGTGCCTGCCGGGCGCCGGAGCGGCAAGACTGAGCGCTTCAAGCGCTTCTTGGTGAAGCAGGCCAGTGCCTACACCGGCATGTATTTCGCTGCCGCGCCGACCCATGCGCAGGCCAAAAAGATCTTCTGGGACGATCTCAAGGCCTTCACGCTGAGCTGTATGCACAGCCGCCGACCATCTGAGTCGGATCTGATCATCTACCCGGATAACGGCAGCGAGATCCACGTCATCGGCCTGGACAAGCCGCAGCGGATCGAGGGTATTCCGTGGACCGGTGGCGGCATCGACGAATTCGCAGACATCAAACCCGATGCCTGGCAGGCCAACATCTTGCCCGCGCTCAACACCGTCAACCCGACGCAGCCAGATTACCGGGCCTGGTGCTGGCTGCTCGGCGTGCCTGATGGCCTGAACCACTATTACGACCTGTGCATGCAGGCCGAGGCCGGGGGCGACCCGGAGTTCAAGGTCTTCCACTGGAAGTCAGCCGAGATCCTGCCGCCTGACGTTATCAACTCCATGAAGCGGGTGATGTCGCCCAAGCAGTTCAAGCAGGAGTTCGAGGCCTCATTCGAGACGGCATCAGGCCGGATCTATGAGGACTACAGCAAAGCCAACCACACCACGGCCCGTATCGAGCCGCACGAGCAACTGCTCTGGATGCACGACCAGAACTTCACACCACTGTCTTCCGCAATTGGCGTTCGCCGCAACGATGGCAAGGACTTGTACCTGCTGGACGAGATCGTGTTGACCAGTGCCATTTCCCGGCAGTCCGCGCTCGAGTTCGTCGACCGGTACAAGGACCACCTGAATAAGCATGTGCTGATCTACGGCGACCCAGCGGGAAAGGCAGGGGAGAAGCACGGTCATGCCTCCGACTACACGGACATCGAGGGCGTGCTCAAGGCTCACCACTGGCGATATACGCGCCTGGTCAAGCCTGCCCATCCGGCCATCAAGGACCGGCAGAACGCTGTGCGGGCCAAGATTCTCACGGCCTCCGGCGAATCCAGCCTGTTCGTCAACCCGGCCACGGCCAAGTGGTGTGACAAGGGCCTGGCCACGGTCCAGCTCCAAGGTGGCTCGACCTTCCAGGAAGACCAGAAAAACAAGTATCAGCACATCACAACCGCAATCGGCTACTGCGTCGACTACGAATGGCCGTCGAAAGGCCGGTTCTCTTATGAAGGTGTTTCCTAATGGGCGTCATCACGTACCTGAGCGACAAGCTCGTCAACCTGGTGTCCAGCCTGGGCACCGAGCGCGACAAGGCTTCCAGCTCAATGTATGCGCCGACCTTCATGTCGGATCAGGAGCTGATCAACGCTTATCGGGGAGCCTGGCTGCCACGCAAGATCGTGGATATCCCGGCGCTGGACGCCACTCGCCGATGGCGCGGCTGGCAGGCTGACAAGGACCAGATCGAGAAAATCGAAGCCGAGGAAAAACGGCTCGACCTGCGGCGCAAGATCAAAACGGCGATGACCAGGGCGCGCTTATTCGGTGGCGCTGCGGTGCTGATCGGCACTGGTGAACGAGACACGTCGTTGCCGCTGTCGGCAGATCGCATTGGCCCCGGCGGCGTCAAGTACCTGACTGTGCTCAATCGTCGGCAGCTCTCGCCCACGGAAATCGAACAGGACGTGATGTCCGACCTGTTCGGCAAGCCCAAGGCGTATCGGCTGGCAGGCAGCAGCATCGACATTCACCCATCGCGCCTGGTGCTGTTCATGGGCGCCGAACATCCGGACCCTGAACTGGCCCAGGGGCTGGAATACGGGTGGGGCGACTCCGTGCTGCAGTCCCTTTTCGAGGCAATCAAGCAGTCGGACGGCACGATGGCCAACGTCGCCAGCCTGGTGTTCGAGTCGAAGGTCGATGTCATCAAGATTCCCGACTTCATGCAGCGGCTCCAGGACCCCGCCTTCAAAACCCAGGTGCTCGAGCGTATTCGACTGGCCAACATGGCAAAGGGCATCAACGGCACGTTGTTGCTTGACGCTGAAGAGGGCTACGAGAGCAAGGAAGCGACCTTCAATGGGCTGCCGGACGTCATGGATCGTTTCCTCCAGCAGGTCTCTGGCGCAGCGGATATCCCAGCAACGCGCCTGCTGGGCCAGTCACCGTCAGGACTGAACTCGAGCGGGGAGTCCGACCTGCGCAACTACTACGACCGGGTTCAGGCTATTCAGGAGCTGGACGTTGGTCCGGCTATGGCCAATCTCGATGATTGCCTGATTCGCTCCGCCTTGGGCGCGCGACCAGCCGAGGTCCACTACATCTGGAATTCCCTGTGGCAGCCCACGGCGAATGACCGGGCGACCATTGGCAAGACCACCGCCGACACCATCAAGACCTTGGCCGATACCAGGCTTTGGCATGCCGATGCACTCAGCCAGGCCGGTACCAATCTGCTGGTCGAGCTGGGTGTCATGCCTGGGTTGGAGGCTGCGGTAGATGAGTTCGGCAGCGCGCTGGTGGACGAAGAAGAGCCCGTTCCAACAGAGCCGACTATCCCCACGGAGTAACCATGTTTCTTACTGATTCTGTAACCGCGTCCAACGTGCGGCGGACTGCGGACGGCTATCTCGTGGCTGACGCCCGGGTCGCGCGTACCGGCATTCAGGAATATTTGGGTTCCGAAGTTGGCAAGCCTGAGATGCCAATCGTTCGCGTGTACCGGCCCGAATCCTCCGTGTTCGCCGACTCAGCCATGCGTTCCTACGCCTATCGGCCCATGACCAACGACCACCCGGGTGGCGACGGCGTCAATTCCACGAACTGGAAAGACGTCGCGATTGGCCAGACCGGCAGCGAGGTTATGCGCGACGGCGAGTTCGTCCGCGTGCCGCTGGTCCTGATGGATGCCAAGGCGATTGCTGACTACGAGTCCGGCAAGCGAGAGCTCTCGATGGGCTATGGCGCCGAACTGACCTTTCAAGATGGCGTGACCGAGAGTGGCGAGAAATACGACGCCGTCCTCGGCCCGATGACGATGAACCATTTAGCGCTCGTTGACCGAGCCCGGGGCGGAGAACACCTCCGTATCGGCGATACCAAGCAACCCACCCCACCAGGAGGCCATGACATGGCTGATGCACTTCGAAAACTCCTTGTCGACGGCCTCACTATCGAGGTTACGGAACAAGGCGCCCAGGCAATCGAGAAGCTGAATAAGCAACTCTCGGATGCGGGTATCAACCTCAAAACGCTGACCGACGCCCACGCCGCCGCGCTGGCTGGCAAGGATGATCAGTTGGTCAAGCTCCAGGCTGCCCTGGACGACGCGAAGGGAAAGATCCTGACCGACGCCCAGATTGATGCCCGCGTGAAGGAACGAGCGGACCTTATCGGCCTGGCCAAGACCCTGGTCGATGGCGACTACGTCGGCAAAACCCCCGACGAGATCCGTAAGGCCGTGGTGCAGGCCAAATTCGGCGATGCCGCGGTGACCGGCCAGCCTGATGCCTATATCAAGGCCCGCTTCGACATCCTGGTTGAAGACGCTGCCAAGAACCCGGGCCACGACCCCGTGCGCAGCCACTTCCAAGGCCAGGATGGCAAGCCCGGTGGTGGTGATGAGGCTGACAAAGCTCGTCAGCAAATGATCACCGACATGCAGACCGCCCACCTTCAAAAGGCCTAAGGAGCTTCCGACATGGCAATTTTCCAAAACAGCTACACCAGCGCCCCGGCCAAGGGCGTGCCCGGCTTGGTCGCCAACGAAGAGAAGTGCAACAAGGTCAGTCGAACTGTCTCGAACGCCGAGGGCATCGTGTTCGGCGCCCCGGCCTTCCGCGTCGCTGGCGCTGGCAATGACCACAAGGTCGCTGCCACCGGCACGCTGTTCCTGGGCCTGGCGGTTCTCACTGCCGCCGTTCCTCCCGTGGCAAACGGCTCGACCCTGGTGGACGGCTATCCGCAGGACTACACCGGCGCGTTCATGACCGATGGCCAGATGTACGTCACGGCTGGCGCTACCGTGGTACCGGGCGACGATGTGTATTACGTCGCTGCCACCAACCGCTACACCACGACTGCGGCCGCCGGCGCCGTGTTGATCCCTGGAGCGTTCTTCGATACCACCGCCGCGAATGGCGAAATCGTTGAACTCTCCCTCAAGCATCGGAGCGCTTAACATGCCTCAAGTTTTCGAAGACGCTCAGTCGGCGTTCCCGTTTGTTCTGGCCCAAGGCCGCAACATCGAAACCCGCGTATATACGCGCCGCTATCCAGCGTTCAACTACGCCGCCAGTATTCCGGTGGTCACCGAGGGTGCGCCCTGGGCGATCGGCACCACCTTCTTCACCGTCGACACGGTGGGCGAGGCCAAGTTTCTGTCGGGCTCCGGTACCGACATGCCATTCAACTCGGCCACTCACGACCAGGCCTCGCACGACTTCGCCATGATCGGCTCCGGCTGGGAATGGAACCTGGAAGAGGTCAACCAGGCTCAGCTGTACGGCCTCAACCTCAGTGGCACCAAGGCCGATTCCGCCGCAGACAAGGTTGAGCGCCTGCTCAATACCATTGCGTTCACTGGCAGCACCGAGAAGCGTTGGACCGGCCTGCTGAACGACAGCAATGTCTCCCGCGTTGATGCTGCATCCAGTGGCGCCAGCGGTTCAACCTTCTGGAAGGACAAGGGCATCGACGCCGTCATGGCTGATGTGAACGGTATCCTCGGCTCGATCCGCACCAATACTGGTGAAGTCGAGTGGGCTGACACCCTGCGTCTGCCGCCCGATGCGTTCCGCTACGTGGCCACTGCGCGACTGGGCGCTGGTGATGGCTTCATCACCATCCTGGAATACATGCGCCGCAATAACATCTACACCGCCGAAACCGGCCTGCCGCTGGATATCCTGCCCCTGCGCGAAGCTCGCAACGCATCCCAGGACGGCGGTGGCCGCCTGGTTGCTTATCGCAAGGACCCTGAAGTGGTTCGCTTCCACCTGCCAATGCCGCGCCGCGTCCTGGCGCCGCGTCAGAAGTCCATCATGGGCTTCGAAACCGGCATCATCGCTCGCACCGGCGGTACCGAGATTCGCCTGCCTGGCGCGGTCGCGTATCTCGACGAAATCACCGCTCCAGTCGCCTGATAGGGGGTCGCCATGGAAGTTACCAACAGTTCCAAGGCGCCTCAGGGCGTCCATTCGGTGTCCGGCGTGGTCTACGTCATGCCGGGCGAAACCAAAGCCGTCGAACTGACGGCGGAAGGCTTCAAGGGGGCGTCTCGCCTTGAGTTCCTGGCTATTCAAGGGGATGAGCCCGACGACAAGGCGGTCGACAAGCAGGATCTGCTGGCCCGGCTGAAGGCCCTGGGCGTTGATGCCAACGGCAACAGCAAGGTCGAGACCCTTCAGAAGAAGCTGGACGAAACCTTGGCCGCACAGGCTGAAGCCAAGCAGGGCGTCATGGACGAGCTGAAGGCCCTGGGTGTTGAGTTCGACGAGGCTGCACCGCTCGCTGATCTGCAGGCCGCTCTGGTCACTGCAAAACCGCAATAACCCCCGCAAAACCCGGAGCGCTTGCCGCTCCACCTATTCGAGACAATCCGATGCCTGACTTCTACGGTTCCGTTGCCGGCGCTGATGCGTATCACCTCGACCGTGGCAATGCTGCCTGGACTGGTGATGACGTGGCGAAGCAAGCCGCTCTTGTTCGGGCATCGGCCTATATAGATGGTCGCTACCGTAAGCGCCTCCCCTCTGGCGTGTGGCAATCACTCTTCGCTGGTTCCAAGACTGCGGGCCGTGCCCAGGCCCTGGAGTGGCCGCGCACGGGTGCCGCCGACTACTCGGGCGAGGCCATTGCCCCCGACGAGGTTCCGGTCGAGGTCGAGCGATCCACCTACGAGGCCGCATTGCGCGAGCTGGCCAGCCCAGGCAGCCTGAGCCCGGACTACGTCGCCTCGCAGACGATCAAGCGCGAAAAGGTAGGCCCCCTCGAAACCGAGTACGCCATCACCGAAGCTTTCACCGGTGCCGAAGCCGCCCGGCCGGTGATCAGCACTATCGACGAACTCATTGCGCCGGTACTGGTGGCGCGCTACCTCATGCCTGCCGTGTGCGTGGTATGACTGCCGCCGAGGTTCTAGAGCGCATTGAAGCGCTTGAGCCCGGTATGCAGCAGGCCTATCTGGATTCGGTACGGGCAACGATAGATGCCGCCACCCTGGCCGAGGTCGAGCGCCTGCTGTCCAAGGACGACGAGAACGGGCTGGTCGACCTGCTGGGGCTGGGGGCCTTGGCGCTGCTCGCGGAACTGGTGCGAAGCGCGTACATCTCTGGCGCCCGCTATGAACTGGTCGCCCTCATCATCCCGGCGGCGGACCGCAGCACGTTAGGGCGTAAGGAGTTTGATGTCACGCGAGCGTCGGCGGCTGCGTGGATTGATCAGCAGGCTCAGGATATACGCACCTCCGCATCATCTGAGGTGCGAGAGGCAATTAGGGCAGTGATGGGCTCCCGGCTGGTAATCGTCGGCGGTCAAGAGATCATCCATACCGATCGCCAGGCAGCGCTGGACCTGATCGGCCGCGTCAGTGCGCAGACCGGGCAGCGCTCTGGCGGCATGGTCGGCCTTCCCGGGAATATGGCTCGCTACGTTATCAATGCCCGCAATCAGCTGCTGAGCGGTGATCCCGCGCTGCTCAAACAGTACTTGGAGCGTGGTCGGCGCGATCGCCGCTATGACGGCATCGTGCAGCGGGCCATCCAGTCGGGTAAGCCGGTGGTCCAGGCCGATGCCGACAAGATCACCGGCCGCTATTCCGAGCGGCTGCTGAAATTCCATGCCGAGGTGATCGCCCAGACGTCAGCGCTCGAATCGTTCAGTGCTGGCCGGGAGCGCGCGTGGGAGCAACTGGTTGAGCAGGGCCTGGATCGTGACCGCATCGAGAAGGAATGGCGCGACCGGAACGACGAGAAGGTTCGGAACAGTCACCGCAGCATGCGCGGTCAGCGCATCCCCCTGGGCCAGGCCTTCGTCAGCGGCAATGGCGCCTTGCTGCGCTTCCCGGGCGATTCATCCCTGGGAGCCGGGTACAGCGAGACGGCGAACTGCCGCTGCATCTGCATCTATCACCTAAGGAAGTGACCCATGGCAGACATCTATGACCGTGGCCGAGCCCTGGCGGTGCGCATGCTTGCGCCCAGGGCCAAGGGTGGGAAGGGCGCAGAGCTGACCGTCACAAGGACGGTGAAGGGCCCGCGCAACCCTGACACAGGCGCTACTGTCGATGTAGTCACCACTTACCCAGGCTCAGGCCTGCGCGAGACCTACCAGCAAAAGGACGTCGATGGCACAAACATCAAGGCCGGAGACGTGAAGTTCATTGTCTCGCCGGTGCAGGCGGACGGGACGGACATGCCCCAGCCAACGACCGTGGACAAAATCCTGTTCGGCGGCAAAACCTACACCGTTGTGCAGGTCAATCCATGGGACTACGTCGGCCTGGCGGTCGGCTTCGAAGTGCAGGCGAGGACGTAATGGCTGACAAAATCCATCACATGACATCCCGCTATGGCGGGCTTGGCGGCTCATTCGAAGAGACATTGCGCCAGTTCGCGGAACAGACCGTGACCGACATGGACGAGGTCTTCCGCAAGGTCGTGATCGAGATCGGTAGCGCAGTTATTCGCCTATCTCCGGTGGACACCGGCCGCTTTCGGGGAAATTGGCAGTTCACCGTCGACCAGCCGGCATCGATGAGCCTGGACAACTATGACAAGGATGGCCACGACACGATTGCGCGCCTGGTCGGTGACGCTCAGCACCTGACGTTCGGGCAGACGGCCTATATCGTCAACAACCTGATTTATGCGATTCCGCTGGAATACGGCCATAGCCAACAGGCGCCGGCCGGAATGGTCAGGATCACGCTCGAGCTGTTCCAGGGCTTTGTCGATGAAGCGATCCGGGAGATTGCAGGATGAGCCACGCCCGCGCCCGGCGCGCAATCGAGGTAAAGCTGGCCGCTTGGGCAGATGCCAGGCCGATCATGGTCGCGTATGGGGCTGAGCCATTCACGCCGCCGGAGGCCGAGACCTACCTGCGCGCCTTCCTGATTCCTGCCAGCGCTGTGTCGCGATACCTGGGATCTGATGCCATCGAGTACCGCGGCGTTTACCAGGTGAGCATCGTTTGCCCTGCGGGCACTGCCATTTCGATCGCTGAAGAGATCATTGATGATCTGGAACTGTTGTTCCCGGTCGATTCAGGGCTGGACCGGGCTGGCTTCGAGGGCAACGTGGTGCAGCCGGTTGGTCAGGGCCCGACGATTACCGAGCCTGATCGGTTTACGGTACCGGCTAGCTTCACTTATCTGGGGCAGGCTCCCACGGTGACGACATGACCACGCGCGTACCGCTTCCCAACGGGACCACCACATGGGTCAGCAGCTACGTGGATCCGTCAACGTTGGCGGCCCCGGCGCTGGCTGATCCCAGCTGGATCGAGCTCAAAAAAGTCACGGCCTTGACCCATTCCGGCGGCGACGAGAAATTCACTGCCTACTCGCCGCTCGCGGAATACGAGGATGTGCGCAAGCCGTCCGGACGCAACCCGATGGATTTTCAGCTGACCTTTCAGGATGACCCTGATTCGGCCTACGTGGCTGCAATCAGGCAAGGCAGGGATGCCCGGACGGCGTTGGCCTGGAAATTCAAGTTGCCCAGCGGGCTGGCCAGCATCGTGTTCACTGGTTACGCCAGCGGCTCGCTCATTCCTATCCTGGACCGCAACCAGTTGATGGTCATCGAGATCGTCATCGCAGTAATCGGCATGCCGAAACGCATTACAAGCTGATTCAACCCCACGAAATCCCCCATACCCGCCAAGAGCGGGTTTCTTTGTTGTTAAGAGGAAATACCCCATGGCTACTCGTATTGCGCTGCCCAACGGCGCCACCACGCAACTCGCTGTCGCTTTCGCCGTATCGAAAGTGATCAGCGCCATCAGCAACGCCAATCCTGCTGTGGCCACTGCGGCTGCAAATGGCCTGGCTGATGGCGATATCGTCCTGTTGCAGTCGAACTGGGGCAAATTGGACGGCCGCGCTGTCCGCGTAGCAGATGCTGAAACCGGCAGTTTCTCGTTGGAAAACATCAGCACTGTAAACGAAACCTTCTACACCCCGGATGGCGGCGCGGGCGGCTTCCAAAGCGTCACCAGTTGGGTCGAGATCACCAAGATCACTGGCACATCCTTCACGGGCGGTGAGCAGCAGTTCCTGACCGTCGGCTATCTGGCAGAAGACGACGACCGTCAGTTCCCGACCAACCGCAACCCGATGAGCATGGCTTTGACTGTTGAGGATCAGCCAACCGCTGCATATGTTGCGGTCGCCGAGGGTTACACCGACAACAAGACCCAGACCATCCTGCGTCTGAACCTGCCCAATGGGGACAAGATTCTGTACCCGGGCTTCTGCACCATTACCGACACACCGACCCTCGAACGCAACGCCCTGATGACCCGCACCGTGAATTTTGCACTGTCTGGCCGTCCGGTCCGCTACAACGCCGCGTAATACGCGGCTACACCCCCCTACCCCCCCCCTACATACCCGCTCAGTCCCGTATCCAGCTCAGGAGCCCAACCCGTGGCCAAGATTTCTATCCAGCAAAAACCTACCTTCACCACCGACGTGGAGATTCCACGCATCGGTGACAAGACGATCAAGGTCTCGTTCACTTTTGGCTATCTCGATCGAGACCAATTGGCCGAACTCGCGGACAACGAGATCGCTCACAGCAAGGGAATGGCCGAGCTGATCAAAAAAGATGGCGTCAGCGTCCGGGAGTACGGCGCCAAGGCGGAAGAGTTCGAGGTCACCCAGATCAAGCTGCTGGTCAAGGGCTGGGGCTTCGAAGACGAGTTCAATGACGAGAACATCCTTGCCCTGGTGCGCAGTGCCACGGCGGTTCCGGACGCCATTCTCAAAGCCTACAAAGCGGCTTACAACAAGGCCCGCGAGGGAAACTGATCGAGGTTGCCCGCGCGCTCTATACGCCTGATGCGTCTGCCGAACAGCTGTCCATGCTTGGCATGAAGCCAGAGGACCTGCAGCAGGAAATAGTGCTGTGGGCAACCAACCTTCAGTCGTTCGGCGTGTTCGAGGCGATGGGCACGCAGTGGCGCATGGGCATGGGTGGGGCGACTGGTCTGGATTACCAGGCGCTCCCTACGGTCATGGACATGATCGGCCTTGATGCCGAACACCGGCCGGCGGCGTTCCAGGACGTTCGTCTCATGGAGCGCGAGGCGTTGCATGCCATGGCGGATAGTCGCGAGAGTTGAGGGCGTTAGCTATTCGGCAGCTTGGGTGAATGTTACATTTCACCACTTCGCTAGGGAGTGGCCATGGAAACGCAGCCGAAGAGTGTGCTTCAAGAGGTGATTGAAAGTAGAAATGGAGTCGACGCCAGCCTTTATGAGTCCTATGTTCTCGACGAGCTCGCTGTCGAACGGCTCAAGCGAAAAATCGCTGGAGAGCTGAAGCGTGGGGGCAACTCTAATCTGCATCGTGGTGCTCTGCACCACGAACTTGCTTATCTGTTGGGCCTCCAGGGGCGGGTCGGGGTGAGCGGAGAGTTAGCCAAGGCCCAAAACTATGGAATACAGGCGTTTGCTATAGGTCTTTCAACTTCTCATATTGCAATTATGAACGGGCATGTTTCTGAAGCTAGGGAAACGGTAGAGAGGCTTTCAAAAGTGGACGATCTGCCTGAGGCTGCTAGGAAACTTCTCTTTGCGCATTTTGGTCAAGTTGGAATGCTGGAGGCTATGGTGGCTAATGCTAAGGGTGGGCGTGAGGTTCGATACGAGCATGTCGCCGCCGGAATTCTAATGCGAATGGGTATTGAAGACATCGAATTAACTAAGCGCCTTGATACTGCTTGCCGGGTCATCAGGGCGAATATAAAGCATCCAATCCTCGGCCGAAAATTGTTTGCTTCTGATGGTGAAGGCATGCTGTTTCGTTACGTTGTAAAAGCGCCAGTCGACGATCTTCTAAGAATAAATGACCAAGTGCTGGACGCGCTTATGGATGAGCACGATGGCCCATTGGATGAGGTGCTCTCGATAATGGTTACTCCGTGGAGTTATGATAAAAGTTTTGTCAGGGAGGAAGCATATAATGTCCAGCTCGATTAACGACTTCATTGATCAGAGTCTTCGGTTACTTGCAGGTAATCATGAAATTGATTATAGATCGGCTATTAGTCGGAGCTACTACGGGGCGTATCATTCTGCCGAAAGCACAGCAGATCGCCTTGAGTTAGCCCTGAGCAGCAAGAACTATGTTGGCGCCCATGAAAAGCTCATTGATCGATTTGAGGCTCAGGGGAAAGCATTAAAGAAGATCGCTAAGAGGATCCGTAGCAGGAAACTTATGCGGTCGATGGCTGATTATCAGCTCGATGAGTCAGTGTTAAGGGATGAGGCAGCTCTGGAAATCAAGGAAGCCAAGCAATTGATAATCGATCTCAATGCGTTGATTCACAAACCGAAAACGCCTTAATAGTAGTCGAGCCATACTAGTTCAGCCGGCTGGGTTTTCTTCTATATGGCGCTCCGATTTGTTCGTTGCTCACGTGTATCCAGGATGGCTGACGGGCACGGCGTAGGCTCCAAAAGTTTTTTACGAGGGCCTGCTTTGTTCATGGACTGCGGGTGGTGGTAGATTGCCGCCATCAATCAAGGAGAGTGGCAATGATCTGGAAAATCATCGGTGGACTTGTGGCGGCAGTTGCCGCCTTTCTCATATTTGGCGCCATGGTTGGCAATACTCCAGAGGGGAAGGAAAAGCAGCGAGCAAGGGACGCAATCGATCTATGTCGATCCAATGAGCGGCAGTGGTCGGGTGGCGCTCAAGCCAAGTCGGTAATAACGGGCGCATGTCAGCAGCTTGAAGATGACTTCAGGTCCCGATTCGGCAGAAATCCCTAATCAATACACTGTGAAGCTCCGCTTTAGCGGGCTTTTCATTATTACGAACCCGCCGAGTGCGGGTTTTTTTATGCCTGGAGAAAAGCATGACCACCATCGCCGAGCTTGGAATTGCCGTTAACTCAGAATCGGCGGTCCAGGCCGCGAGCGATTTGGATCGGCTTGTTGATAGCGGCAAAGGCGCTGAGGATTCGGCCAAACGCATTGAGTCAGCGTGGGCCAAGGCTGTATCCGGCATTGCTGGTGATACCAGCCAGATTGTGAAAGAGCTGCAGCAGCTCAACGCCCGGCAAGATGCCACAGCCCAGTTGATGGCCAAGCTTGCCCAGTCGGCTGGTGCCGCGTCAGGTGCACTCACAACTGCGGCGACCAGCGCCCAAGGTATGGCTGCCGCAGGAGCCAAGGTTGGTGAGACTGCCGACCAGGCCAAGGCGCGAATTCTGGCGCTCGCTGTGGCGGCGGTTGACGGTGCAAAAGCGCAGGACGGGCTCACTAAGACCTACGACTCAGTTGCGAGCAGTGCCGCTGCCGCTGCCCGGGCACAGCTTGATCAACTTGCCGCACAGAGCTCTGCGGCTCGTATGGCAAAGGAGTCTGCCGACGCACAGGACAAATCGGCCACATCAACACAGAGGGCGTCAGCGGCGACAGAGGCGGATGCCTTGGCGCTTGGGAAGCTGATAAGCCAAATTGATCCTGCAGTGGGCGCCCTAAAAAAGCTTGATGCCCAACAGGATTTGCTGAACAAATCGGACTCTTTAGGCCTTCTCTCAAAGGAAGACTTCACCAAATACACCGCAACGCTTGACCAGGCTCGGGCAAAGCTCGGCGGTTTTGACGACAGCCTGAAAAAAACTGGGGTTTCCTCTGCACAAACCCAGGCGGCGCTGCGGCAGCTCCCGGCACAGTTTTCTGACATCTTCACCAGTATTGCCGGTGGTCAGAACCCGTTGCTGGTGTTGATCCAGCAGGGCAGCCAGATCAAGGATTCGTTCGGCGGCGTCGGTAACACCATTGATGCTTTGGGAGGCAAAGCAAAGAGCTTCTTTGCCTCGCTCGTCGGCGGTGGCACTACCATCGCTGGCGCTGGCGCTGCTCTTGGAGACCTGGCTACGCACCAGGGCGCGGTAGCCAAAGGTTCTGAGGCTGCTGCCGAAGGGCTCGGTAGTATGGCGGAAGGCGCCAACACGGCTGCCGACGCTGCAAAAAATGCCAAAGAGGCTGCCAGCGCACTCGGCATTACCACGCCGACGATCACACTCGGGTTCGGCGCTCTTCTGGTCGCCGCAGCTGCCGCCGCAGCAGCGTTAGGCGCTCTCACCGTGGCCTACGTGCAGGGCAGTTCGGAAACCAAGGCTTTTAAGAATGCCTTGGATATGACGGGCAATACTGCCGGCGCCACTACTGCACAGCTCAGCATCATGGCGAAAGCCGTTGCCGAGGCCAACGGCACAGCGCATGAAGCCGCAGCCACCTTGGCGCAGCTGGCTGCGTCAACTCGGATTCCGCTCGAGTCGTTTCAGATGATCGCCACTGCGGCGGCGAACTTCGAGGACGCCACTGACAAGGCGGCCACTGAAACCGTGGCGAACTTCGAGAAAATTGCCAAGGACCCGGTTAAGTCCATCCTAGAGCTGAATGGAAATCTGAATTTCCTGACGGCCAGTACCTACGAGCATATCAAGTCCCTTCAGGAACAGGGGCGTACTGAGGAAGCGGCAACCATAGCAAGCACGGCTTACGCTGCCGCCCTCGATACTACCTCCGCAAAGATCAACGCTAATTTGGGGACAGTTGAAAGGGCTTGGAAGGATATCAAGGACGCCGCAAAAAACGCGTGGGATGCAGTACTCGATGTAGGCCGGGAAAGCAGCCTCGATGAAAAAATCGCCAAGCTTGACGAACAACTCAATTCCATCAGCGAGGCTGCCGATCGTCGAAACAAAAAGAACTCGAGAGGGCAGCTAGCAGATCCATTAAGCGCTTTAACTCCCGACGATAGCTTCCGCCAACAAGAGCTAATGCAGGAAAAGAACGACCTTCTTTTCGAGCAGGCCGACCAGAAGCGCCGTGCCGCTGCGAAGGGCGCGTCACAGCAAATGCAGCAGCAGGAGCTGGAGGATCAGCAGTTTCGGGACAAAATTGAGAAAGAGTCCGAGAGTAATTCCAAGAAGCGCACGGATGAATTAGCCAAGTACCAAGCAATGGTGGACCGTGCTACTGAGCGCGCCAGATTATCGGGCGATAAGTCCAGGCTTATCAGTGAAGAGGAGCAGGCCAAGGCCATTGCCAACATCAAGGCCAAGTACAAAGACCCAAAGGCTGCCTCAGCTGGCGCGGTCGACCTTACCGCGTTCAATGACGCTGAAAACAAGCTCAAGTCCCTGACTGAAAGCTACCAGAACTCCCTGCGTGTTTTGGACGCTTCGCAAAAGGCTGGCCTGATCAGCGATCAGGAGTATGCCCTTCAGAAAGGCGCGCTGCTGGAACATGAAAAAAGCGATGTTGAGGCGGCCTACAAAGCTGAAATTGCTGCGCTCGAGTCTGTGCGCGATAAATCCAGCACCACCAGCGCTCAGCGGATTCAGGTTGACCAGAAGATTACCGATGCGCGATCGAAGATGGTTGATGCCCTCAAAAAACTGGACACCGACCAGGAAGTGCTAGCGATCCAGGCTGACGAGCGTAGCAAGAAAGAAATAGCCGCCGTTGATGCTTATTCTCAGGCATTGCAAGACAGCCTGAAACGCACCCAGGACAGCTTGAATCTGCAATTGGCCGGGTTCAATTTGGGCGATCGGGCTCGTCAGGAGCTCCAGGAAATGCTCAAGATCCGTCAGGATTACGAGCAGAAACTCGAACAGATTGAGCGCGATCATCGGCTCAAGCGCTCCAGCGATGCTGAGTACGCTGGTGACAAAGAGGCGTTAGAAAAATGGCTTGGCGAACGCCTTGCTATGCAACAAGGCTACTACGACAAGGAAGCTGCTCTTCGCTCCGACTGGTTGAATGGTGCATCGCGCGCGTTCGCGAACTATATCGAGGAAGCTCAGGATATCTCCGGCCAGACTCAGCACCTGGTTACGGATGGCTTGAAGGGCGTCGAAGACGCATTCGTCAACGCGGCAACCACCGGGAAGTTTTCCTTCAAAAGCTTGGCCGACTCGATCATTGCCGACCTGGCCAGGATCGTGGCGAAGGCTTATGTAGTTACGCCGATTCTTGCCGCGTTGGGGATCGGTGGTGATTCTGCAAAGTCTGGCGGTCTGAGCCTGGGCGGCACGGGGTCGGGCGGCGGCGGACTCAGTTTCGGTAGTGTCTTCAGCAGCGCCCGGACAGCTGTGGATGGCTTGAGCAGCAGCTTTGGTAAAGCCGTTCTCCAGGGCTGGAACGGTGGTGATGGCCCCATTGCTGGAATTGAAGGCGCATTCAAGAACGGCGCCGACTACATCAGCACCACCCTGACCAGCGCTTTCAACACTGGGAGTCAGGCGGCCGCCGGCGTTCTTACCGATGGCGTTTACAATCTGAGCGCCAATACCGCTGCGGCGACGGTGAACCTTGAAACCAATGCGGTCACTGTAGGTGGTCAAACGGTTGGGACAGCTTCAGACCTTACCGCATCGGCCGCCACGTCTAGTCTTGAGACACTGAGTGTTGCCCTCAGCTACATCCAGGGCGTGTACACAATCTTCCAGTCATTCCAGCAATACGGGCTGAAGGGCGCTGCGGTTGCTGGCGGTGCTGCAGCTGCTGGCGCATACATCGGGTCATTTTTCGGTCCGCTGGGTACTGCGGTAGGGTTTGGCCTCGGTGCCATTGCCGGGGCTTTCGGCGCCGACAAGCTGTTTGGTTCCGGCGAGAAATACCCGGAACTCTCTACATCAGCCAGCGGCACCTACAGCGGCGGTAAGTACTCGAGCAAGGGCTGGGTCTCAGGCTGGAATGATGGAGAGCCGAAATTTGGCGACAGCGCAGATGCCGCGCTCGACTCCACGGTTCAGAAATTCACCACCACGCTGGGCATGATCTACAGCGCCTTCGGTAGCGATGCCAGCGTGTCGCTCTCGGACACCTTGCGGCAGCGCAGGACCTCCGGCGATTACTCCAGCGGCTACAGCGCAACTCTGGATAACGGCAGCCAGATCAATTTTGTCCAACAGCACGCGGGCGGCGACTTCGTCCAAGGCCTGAAAGACAATTACGATGACGTCATGGGCACTCTGCTGGCGCAGTCGATCATCGGATCTGACTCTGTACCCGCATATTTCAAAGCGCAATTCCAGAAATTCGCGAATGACTGGGATGCTACCGCCGAAGACGTTGTAGGTACGATTGAAGGCATTTTCACCCGGTTCAACGGCGTAAACGATGCCGTTGCAGCGATCGGCGTGAAGACGTTGAAACTCGATGACACCGGTATGGCGGCATCGGACTCCGTGCTTAACCTGGTAGCGTCAATTTCAGACCTTGATGTTGCAACGGCCACCGCCAAGGACAAGGTCAAGGCGCTGCAGGATGTGGTGAACACGTATTACAGCGCATTCACCACGCAGGAAGAGCAGTTCCAGGACCTTACGGATCGGCTCAACAACAACCTGGCGGCGTACGGCCTCAAGCTCCCCGACACGCGCGACCAATACCGACAAATGGTCAAGGACATCGACCTGACGACGGCGGCCGGCGAGAGTCTATTTGCAACGCTGATGGGGCTGGCCAGTACCGCTGACGCCTATTACAAACAGATCAAGCAGCAGGCTATGGATGCTGCAAGTTCTGCGTTCAGCGCCTTGCAACGGTCAGTCACTGCGCAGCAAAAAGCCACAACAGACGCCTACAACGCTCAAGTCACGTCCATCAACGACATGGCGAGCACGGCCTCGAAAAGCGTCAGCGATCTCACCACCGTCAGCACGTCGCTGGAGAATGCCCTCAAGGCGCTCAACGGCACTTCGGACGACGCGGTGAAGACCTTGCGTGCGCAGGCGCAGGCAACGCTGCAATCGGCCCTTGCGACAGCGCGTGCTGGCGGCTCACTCTCAGGCTTCGCAGGCCTGGATGATGCCTTGAGCACTGTCAGCAGCAATAACACCGATCTGTATTCGTCCATGGAGGACTTTGCACGGGACCAGGGCCGTACAGCGAACGTCGTTGCCGAGCTGAATGCCCTCAACGGTAAACAGCTCACCTCGGCAGAGCAGACGGTCAAGACGCTGCAGGATCAGCTCGACCAGGCGAAAGCGGCCTACGACACCCAGATGGCGCAGTACGACTCCGAGC